GGTAGAGTAATTTTGTCGTTAATGGTGATACTTGTATCGGAAATATATGCAACTTTGCTTGTAGTTTTCTCGTTTACTTGGTCGCCATAAGCCAATTGTTGATTTGGCTCTACATAAGCGGAAGCAGTTCTTGTAGTTGCCGAGTAAGAGTCTTCGCCATACGCATTTTTACTTGCGTAAGGTGCAATCGTTACCGTGTGTGGCATGAAACTTAGTAATTGCTTGTCAATTGACACTAAGCACCCCTGCGATAGTCGTATGGTGATTCATCAGACGGCTGAGAGCGTGGATTGTCCATGATACCTTTGCGTGAAAATGTTGGTTCTCTGTCGGTATCCAATTCCACGGCTTCTTTGGCACTGCGAGAAAAGCCTGAAATATATGGTGAAACTGGCGAAAGTTCGTCTTTCTCCAAAAGATTGTCTGCTAATTCTAGATATTGACGATACTTTGCAGAAAAATCTGCACTCAATCCACCGATGGTGCGATTCATTAACCTTGCGAACTTTGCCGCAATTGCACGAGCAGATTCGGATGCCACACGGTTAACTACACCATGTTGAGTAATCAAATAGGCAATTTCTTCATCCGTAATTAATTGGTCGGTTGTATCCGTATCGCCAATAAGAAAACGCACTGCATCACGAGTTGTAGATGCAGGGTTGCCTGAATATGTCCAAGTCATAGCACACTCCTGTGCCAATCATACGACAAAAAAGTTTTTTAATAAACCCCTAATCGGATTTACGAGAAGACTTTTTGCTTGCAGTGTCAGGCGTTGTTTTTGAAGGAGTGATGATTCTTCGCATAGTGCCATCACTTTGCAATTCTTCATCGGGCAATTTGCCACCTTGCGGAAAACGAGCAATGTACCTGCGTGTTTCAAGCGTATTTGTATGTCGCCAATCGGTTGTATCAACAACCTCACCACGCAAAAACTTGCCATTTGCACCTTCAAATGGTCGTAGCACTACATACCATTTTGTTTTAGGAGTTACCGATTCAATTAACGGGTCTTTTATGGACACAAGAGGTCACTTTCTGTTTTGGTTATTAAACTCTATACCAAACAACTGTATTTGCGGCTGATACACGAACCTTGAATCTTGCCGAAGTTGCTGCTGATACTGTTGCATCACCAACAATTGTGGCATCCGTTCCTGCTGTAATTACAATCGGATGTGTTGCAGAAGCAAGGTTTACAACGCTGACTTCAAAAGTGTCACCAATTTTGTATCCAGCCAAAGCCGCACAAGTAAGTGTACCAGTTGGAACTGTTTTAGCCCGTGATGCAGTGGGAGTGCAAACCAACAAACCACCGTTTGTAACTACCATTGCCGCAGTCAAAGTTTGAGGAGCGTCAGTAAGTGTAGTAACGGTTGTCTTTGTTGTCTGAGTATTGTTGGCAATTACGCCGTTTACTCGCAACGCCCCCATCAAGCCCTTGCCTTTAGAGAATAAATTCATTTAATTTTCTCCTTTCAGGAAGAACTAGAAATTAGGCTACGCAAGCCGAGAAGAAGTACCCAAGGTCTGATGCGATAACTTTGTTATCCCATGCCATTTGTGCTTCAATTCGGTCTGCACGGAGTTCAGGCATACGGAATCGTGTGATACCGATATTTGCGCCCATTCCATCCGAAACACCACGCCATGCGAACTGGTAACCAGCCGAAGGGGTAAGAATTCCTGCGCTTGGTGCTACATAGTAGAGAGCCGCATTTTTTCCAACGATTGAACTCATTGAAACAGTCGCACCTTCAAGACCTGAATTCTTTACTGCACGAGCAACAAGAATACGGTCAACACCGAAGAAACGAGCAAGAATGTCTTCCGTGACATTTTCTGCTGATGTGTATTTTACACGGTCAACAATGTCAGGGTGGTTACGAAGTTGACGGAATACATCGTATCCCATAACCATCGTGTTCGGCAAAAAGCCAGTGCTTGTCAAGATTGTTGCTTTTGCAGTCTCAACATCGCCAATTGGGTCTGATGCAGTGTAATCACTCCACAAGTTAGATGGGGTTGAATCTGTAGCCCAAATACCTGTTGTGAAGAACTCTGATGCCCATTGGATTTCCTGACGAAGCAACATTCTTTGAGTGATAAATGCTGTTGCATCACGGTCAGGGTTCAATGGATTGTCTGCATTGGCACGAACTTGGTCGTCAACATCTTTGTGGAAAGCATACACCTGAGTGTTGTATGTTGCCGTTGTCAGATTGTAGCCCGAACCTGCTGACTCTGTGGCTGGCGCACGAAGTTGTGCTTCGTCACGAAACCAGTCACCTTTTGTGTAAACGAAATACTTGTCACTTTGTTTCTCAACTGGAATAGTCGGGAAAACTTTGCTTGCAACGAAAGCATTTTGGTCTTGAATGTATGCGACTGAGATGTTAGTCAGAATCGCATCAATATGAACATCATTTGCTGTTGGCTGTGCCATAACTTGTTTCTCCTATTTTCTTTCTTTGAAATTAAGCGCCACGGTGCGGGTTCGCACAGTTGACTAGAACGGATGTGAGTTCGTCTGCGCCACCTGAAGTGACGAGAACAGTACCGACAACATATTTAGTTGTGTCAGTGCCAGCAACATAAGCGGCGGCTTGACCATCATTGCTTGTGCCAATCAAGTCTGCGATTGCGAGTGCCGCATTTGTTGAAACTTTTGTGAGTCCAACAACTACGATTTCTGCCGCTTGACCTGAAGTTGGGTCGTTTTGAAGAACACCAACTGGTTTGTCAGTAACACCTGCACAAGCCACTGCTTTACCTGAAGCATTCAACTTTACAAAGTAGTATTGCTTTGCAGAGAGGTCTTCACCTGCTTCAAGTGTAATCTTAAACGGTTGTGAGCCTTTGTATGCCATGATTATTTACCTACTTCTTGGATATATTGTTTGTAGAGATTTGCGTCTGTCTCAACTGCTTTTGCAATTGATTGTTCACGAGTTAACAACGGATTTGCTTGTCGCAAAGCAGTTGCCACCTTTTCAATGTTTGCCAAAGGCCCATCATTGTCAGGAGTTGAAGACTTTCCAATTTCGTTGAACAAGCCAGTCTTGGAAAGATTTGAGTTCGCTGCATTAAGAACTTGCCAAATTGCACTGAACTGCTCTTCGGTCAAGGCTTCTGCAACACTCTTCAAAACACTGCCGAATTCTTCGGCTTTGATTGGCAAATTCTTAAGAGTGCCAGCCTTTGCAATGTATTCTTGTACAAGGCGATGGTCACGCTCTGCTTTTGCAATTGTTTCTGCCGCAGATGCTCGCTCTTCCAAGCCCTTAACAATTTCTACAAGGCGTGGGTCTGCCGACTTCAGGATTTCGTCTTTTTCATCCTGTTGCTCTTTTGACATTTTTTCAATGGCATCTACAAGTTCTGCATTTGCCGATTCAAGAGTTTCAATGTAGTCATAGACTTCCGATGGAATTTCTACAGTGTCATCGTCTTTCTTCATTTTGCCTTTTTTCTTCATAGGCATTTCTTCTTCGTCTTCTTCCATCTCTTCGTCTTCTTCCATGGCTGGCATTTCTTTCTTCTTCATTTTCTTGCCGCTCTTCATGCCATAGCCCTTCTCTACAGACTCTTCTGCCTGTTCAAGAACTGGTTCAACCTCAACTGCTTCTTCAACTGTTTTTTCTTCAGCCACAATTTCCTCCGAATTTGATACATCACTTTTGAATAGAACAACTTTGCTTAATTGATTGGCAGGGCGTGTTACTAATGAAACCTCATCAAATTCCATGTCCGTCAACCGATTACCTTTTTTGCCCATATATGAGATTACACCATACATCGTTAAATATCATTAACGCAACTCTTTTATTAAAAAAGTTGAATGAACTCACAAGGAATTTTTAGGCGTGATGGTTGAATCAAAAGCGTCATCGTCATCAAAGTTCTCAACATACCAAAACCTAGTATTTGTAAGGTATTTTGGTCGTTTTTCGGGCACTTCAACGAATGAAGAATCGTAAATTAACACCCTATTTCCAGGCCATGCACCCACCCTGCCACATTCAAGTTGAATAAAATTAAAATGTTTGTGTTGGTCTGGAGTTAAAGAATAGTTGTCTTCGTATGGTGCGGCAGTAAACAAATATCTGCCATTTTCCCACACCCCACCCTTCAAATAAACTTTCACTGGAAGTTCTGCAAGTGCCGAATACTCGTGCGTTGAAAATTCATAACCATAGCAAGACCAAATTTGCAGATGGTCAAGTGGGTGAGTGTGTATGGCAGGTGTATTAAAAGTTAATGCGTGTAAAGGGATGTGTTGAACTAAAGCGCCATTCTTCAAAAGAATTGAAACACCCCAAGCCCTACTTGGTAATGCAGACAACCCAAACGCTAAACATTCTGTATATTCGCCAAAACCTTCATGGTGGTCGTATAAGAACTCGTTCTGCACATAACAATAAAATGGCTTAGGAATATCGGCTATGTGAGTAGCCATAATTTATTTTTTTGGCTTGGCACTAACAAGTCTTACTGTAGTTTGTCCAGTTTTAGGGTTAAATCTTTCCAACTTAATTTTTCTTTTTCCACTGCTCTTTGTTTTATATCCACCAGACAAAGCACGAACAGCCATGCTTGCTAAGCCACGAGTTCTAGCAAATTCGGCAGGATGTTTTGATGTTCTTCTACCACTTGATTTGTAATCATTACCTTTGTTTCCAGCCGAAACCCCATCCCATTTTCCACTACTAGATGTTGTATCTTTAAGGCGACTCATCTTTGGTTTTTTTCCATAACCTTGAGTGGCAA